GGTAACTGCTGCGGTGTTACCCGAAGGCCCCTTCCCGGCGGGATGTCAGACATCCCTTTGGGATGCTTTTCCGCAGTCCGTTAACCGTCAGTACATGTTTAATGGTAGACAGCCATGTGAACTCTGCGTTTCGAGTTCTTCATGTCCCGGTGCGTCGGTGAGGGGAGGTAGGGCCAGGTCAGACCTGCCGTGCGATTGTCGATCACGCTTGAGAGGCCTAAGGGCTCGTTGCGATACGGTCGGCAGAAGCGAGGTTTTGAGAGAGTCCCCACAACTCTTAGAGAACGTATTGACGTCTAGTTCATCTTCTAGGACATCCAACAATCCATTTTCGGTATTGCAAGATATCGTCGATGACGGGTGTACTAGGCGCCGTCGCCTTGGGGGTAAGGCGAAGACTGTGGTTTCTTGGTTTGCCGGGATGGGCATTACCAAGATCGCAGATCCCCCTGAAGAGATCGAATGCGGCGGCCTCCGCACCGCAGTTCGCAGATGCTTTGAGCACGTCACTTCCGTGCAAGAATTAAGTTTTAAGACAGTCGCAAAGATCGAGAAAGATTGTTGCGGCTTCTGCCTTCCTACCTTTGAAAAGAAGAAATGGGAATGGTCATCTGCGAGATCCCGCCCTGTCGAAGTAGACGTCGATCATGTAAGAGCTTTCGAGGAGGCCTTTGCTCGTAACGTCGACTCAGGGTGGGACGATCACCGTAGACCGTTTATCCCGAACGGTAATGCCACTTTAGACTACCCCCGGAGGGAGGGGGGCAATTGGAATGTAGAGGATTTCGATACGGGACATCGGACTCAACTTGTCTTTTCGTCAGGCAAGCCCCGCGTCGTCACCCTTTATTCCGCTGAGAACACGCGGATTTTGGGCCCTCTACATTATAGTCTTTATGACAGTCTACGGAAGAAGGGATGGTTGCTTGTTGGTGACCCTACTAACGAGCACGTTCAGTCGCTAAACGGAGCTGATTTTCTGTCCTTTGATTATCAGTCGGCAACGGACAACATCAAATTGGTGTACGTTCGTGCTGCCATTGGCGTTCTGAAGAGGAAGGCGACAGAGTTATCAGATGATGAGATCCGTGCACTAGACGTGTTAGGTAATCTGATGGTGACTCAGGAGGATGGACGTCGGCTTTATGCCCACACTGGCCAGCCCATGGGCTCGGTGCTGTCTTTCCCCCTTCTTTGCCTGATCAACAAGACCGTGGTTGATCTCGCTATGAATCGGCTTCTTGTAGGGAAGAAGATTTCGTTTCCGGAGTGGTCTGCTCATCGATGTTTGATAAACGGTGACGACCTCCTTACTCGGGAACCGAGAAAGGATACGAATCTTCGAGGGTTGATTGCCGAAGAAGGGAGTCAAGTCGGCCTCGTCGTGAACCAAGAGAAGACCATGGTCTCTGAAAGCGATGGAGAAATTAATTCGACTTACTTCCGGAACGGAAAAAAAGAGCGGAAATTCAATGCTGCGGCTATATGGATGGATGCTGGTGTTGAGGACGTACTCGGATTTGCATCCGATGCTACGCTCGATTCTGCAACCTTTAGAAAGGTGGTTAGGGCGAATTGTCACATCTTGGCCAAACAGCCAGATAAGAAACTCGATCTTATGCCACCAGCTCTGCAGATGGTCTGCCGCAAAGACAGGAAGATAAGGAAGGCCATCACCAGCTCGCCAGAGCGTTTACGGAATAGTGAAGGGGGAGTAATTAGTATGGCCGAGAGGCCTGAAGGATACGACCTTTGTAACGATGAAGAGAACGCTGCGATGACTAAGGAGATTGAACGGGTTAGGGAGCGAGGAATAGCGTGGGCTGTTGCAAAGCAGCACAAACCGCGTTTTAGTACTCGCGCCATACCGAACTCGCATTCTTTTAGGTCTATCTTGA